AGAATGGACAACAACAATAAAAGCCGGTATACGTCCTCGCGCTAAATTAAAATCTGTTGTAGGGGTTAATTATGAATATACAAACGGCAAAGAGGCGTTTGAATCAACAAATGATGTGCCAATAATGAATCTAAAATAATATGATTAATATTAATACATATAATTTAATTGGTAATTCAATAGGTGTACAAAATTATGTATATCCAAAATTTTATACATTTGTTGTAAATAATTTTGATTATGAAAACGGATTTACATATCGTTATTTTGTTAATAAAATAAATGATAATTTGATAATTGAAGTGTCTGAAAAAAATTACGATGACATTCAAAAAAATTTGTTTAATAAAGTTGTAGTGATATGGCATTTAATTGGACCTGAGAGAAATGTGTATGTCAATGGAAAGCTTTATGAACAAGGCATTTACGAAAAAAATTTCAAAGAAATAAGTATCGCAGCACAAACCATGCCAAGTCTAAAAAATTTTATTACAAACTACACGCAATATAGCAAGCCTAGAAAAGATTGACATGTGGCAGTACCTACTGTATTGTCGATGAATGATCATAGATAGTGAAAAAGAATATCTAAAATTTCTTGATAATTACAATCAACATGATTTAATTGTCAATACATTGGGATGTGATGAACGATATCATCCTGTTGTAGACGAATTGTGCGCCGTGTTTATTAAAAGTATTACCGATGGTAGAGATTTTACATTGAGTGTAAATCATCCAGATGGTGTATGGAATATTGATAAAGTTCGACTGGCAATCGACTTGAATAAATTAAATACAAATATATGGACATTCGATAAGAAGAAAACTTTACATTTTTTGCCCGTCTTGAAATTGAAAGATATTCAAGTTTACGATTACATGGAAACAGGCGAAATTGTTGATGTAACTCAGTATCAATCAAATGTTTATGCATTTTATAAGCATATGTATGGCAAATATAGTGATTTGAATTGCGTTATTCCACTATCAGTACATATTGCTAGTTTCGAAAATTTATCTGATAGCGTACTTGCACGTATTCGTGGAGTAAACACCGATCAAATTTTCAATCGTATTAATACTGAAATTGTTGAAAGTTTTCAGTCTATTGAATCAAATGGCTTGAAAAATGATGAAGTGTTTTTTCAACAACACTTTGGGCACAAAGAATGTAAAATCAAAAACGGGTTTGCTCACACTGAGTATAATTTGTTTACATCTACGGGTCGGCCAAGTAACCGATTTGGTAACATCAATTATGCTGCTCTCAAAAAAGACGATGGTTGTCGATCTGCATTTGTTAGTCGTTATGGAAATGACGGATATTTGTTTATGATTGACTATAGTGCATATCATCCACGTTTGATTGCACAATTGGTACGTTACAATCTTCCTGAAGATGTTTACAATTATTTGGGTCAGTCGTACTTCAACAAAGACATATTATCTGATGAAGAATTGAAGGCGGCAAAAACAACTACCTTTCAATTATTGTATGGCAATATTCCAGAAAAATATGTTCACATTCCATTCTTTGTAAAAATCAAAGACTATATTGAACACAGATGGAATCATTTTACAACACACGGATATGTCGAAACGCCAATATATAAGCGTCGTATCACTCCAAACAACATCAGTGAACCAAGTCCAAATAAGCTGTTTAACTATATTTTACAGGCAACCGAAACGGAGTACAACACTGCTGTATTACGTGATTTGGTAGTGCATCTAAAAAATAGACTAACCAAGCCTATTTTGTATACATATGATTCTGTACTTTTTGATGTCAGCAATCAAGATGGTATTGAAATTTTGAGAGAAATTAAAAATATTATGTCGCCTAATAATAATTTTCCTGTAAAATGTTATAAAGGAAACAATTATAATGAAATGCATATAATAAGTGTATAATAATGGATTTTTCAAATATATTTATTATGGATGAAAGAAATCTATAATAAAGTTTTGGAAGCGGTCGCAATTGATCCCCGTTTAGACACAGGTATTTTTGATGTATTAAACAATGATCATTTGTCTGTTTTTCGTGAATATCTAGTAAAAGAAGGTATTTCTGAAGATACCGCTATTGCTGCCAGCAACAAACTGGCAGAAGCGGGTAGATTTCCAGAGCGACAAGCTTATAACAAAGATGGTTTGTTGGTAACATTTCCTTCACCAGAACACAAACAACGCGCAATTGCTAGAGGAACTCATTTTGAGAGAAATCCAAAATCAGCACAAGTAAATATTTTTGGTGCTGAAACACAACCTCAACAACCGGCACAACCAGCACCAGCACAACAAACAGTTGCTCCTACAACTATTGCAAAACCTGCTGCACCCACACAAGCACCCGTTAAACAGTCAGTTGCTACAACGCAATCTGCGGATGTTACTCCTGTAAATGCCGATAATCGCACACCAGAAGAAAGAGCGGCAGACGCAAATGCGGTGGAAAAAATGTTAAAGACTGAAGGAAAGTCATATACTTTGTCCGAAGCAATTGCATTTGGATTCTACTCAAAGAACAATATATGGTATACATCGGATGGTGAAAAAGTTGGTCGCTTGTGGTATGTGGCAGATCGCAAACAACAAATTATATTGCCATGTTAACGAGAGAAAAACAACTTTTATGCACATTTACGAATAATGGAGATTATTCGTTATTACTCTCTAAAATTTCAAATTTTTATACAATTTTAGAACATAAACTTTTTATTTTTGCAAATGTAACAAATTTGAAAGAATATTATCTTACATACAATGTTGACTGTAGAAATACAACGGTCGGCAAATTTCCAAACACCATTAGTATACATCGCAAGAAAATGTATAATACATTGTATACTTTAAATGGAATGAATAGACTCATTACAGACGAAAACAACGGAGTATTTGATAAAACATATCAACTCAATTGGGAATTATACAGAAACTCATTGATTTTGACTACGGATATCGGCGTCAAAGTGGTTGGTCTCAAGTTGGTAGACATTGTTACGATGTGACTTTTTATAGTTTTCATTAGTTTTTATACAAAAAAATTTCTTGTGGTTTTTGAAAATCACTCTATACTTATACGTGTATTAAATGATGCACTGTCTCTAGTGAGACGATTATTATCTAATACACACTTAACAATTAATAAATTAAAAATTATGGCATTACCATCAAATAAAATTAAGAGTATTCTTAACTCTATTCAAAACGTTAACAACAAAACTTCTTCTGTTTGGAAGCCTGAACCCGGAATCCACAACATTCGTATTGTTCCTTACAAGTTCAACCCTGATCAATTCAGCTTTATTGAGTTGAAGTTCCATTATGGCTTGAAGGTCAAGGATGCAACCGGTAAGATTGTAGAACGTACTTTCTTGTCTCCAGACTCCTTTAATCGTCCCGATCCTATTGTCGAATTTGCAAATAGATTGCAAAAGACTGGTGATAAGGAAGATTGGAAGCGTGGTCGCAATTTGCTTCCAAAGCAACGTACCTATGCACCTATTTTGGTTCGTGGTAAAGAAAATGAAGGAATCAAGTTTTGGGGATTCGGCAAGACTGTGTATGAAACAATCTTGAAGGCATGTGACGAAGAAGTATTCGGTGATATTAGTGATCCAACAACTGGACATGATATTATTGTTGAATACAAGGAGGCTGGACCTAGTGCTGGTGGAAAGAATTTTCCAACAACAACAATTACTGTGAAGGGTAAGGCAACTCCTGCAATCGACGAGCCGCGTAAGCACATCTTGGACTTCCAGAAGAATATTTTGGAATTGTTTCCAGAACCTACTTACGACCAGTTGTATAACATCATGACTGAAATGTTGTCTGCTGGTACTACGGAAGAATCTACGGATGATACCGTAGTAGAACCAACTGATGATGCTATTGCAGCAAATACTTCTCCAACTGCTGCATCGGCACAAAGTAACACTCCAAGTGTAAACGATCAATTCGATAAGTTATTTGGAAAGAAATAAATTAAATTGATAAACATAGGATGATGACATATAATGTCATCATCCTTTTTTAGTATGTACGTAATGAAGGAAAAAATAAACATTTATAAACTATATGGCAAAAACAAGTAAAAACACAAACGAATCTGAAGATTCAAAGAAGAAAAGCACAAAATCTGTTAGTAAGAACGATTCTCTATTAGCAAATTTAGCAGCGGAATTAAATAAAAATAACAAAGAAGGTGGCAAAATTGCATACTTTCTTGATGAGCAAGATGATCCATCTACAATCAGTGATTGGATTAGCACCGGTTCAAGTTTATTGGATCTTGCAATTA